GCCATTGACCGCATACACAATCCCAATGTGATTAGCAAATCCGTTGCGCTGTCCGCCCCAGTGGAACGTTACTAAATCGCCTTTTTGCGGACGTTTTAAACCTAACCAAATGCCTTTTGATTTAAAGATAGCTTTGTGTCGCTCCACACCGCATTCACGTCCGATTAAGCTAGATTGCCCTGCTTTATCGAAAACGTGTGTAACGAAAGCATCACACCAGTCATCATCATATTTCACTGGATATCCCATAGGAATAGGTTTGACCTTATTATAAGCGTCAATGATAGCCTTGTGCTGTGCTGAATACTTTCGTACGTTTAAATAGCTTTGGGCGATATTTAATACTTTATTAACTCCCATTTACTCATCCTCATTTCCTTGTTTTAAATGTGCTTTATCAATCGTCATTTTGACATTATTAATGTCAATCTCGGTATGCTGTCGATTCAACTTATCAAAATACTTACTCACAAAATCAGGTAGTGGTACACCAGCTTGTCCTAAGTTTTCGATAATGCTGATGCCATAAGTCGCTATGTAAAATAAAATAAATGATGTAGCTATCGGTCTAAAGCCTAACACAGCCAGTAAAGGGCAAACACTTAACACTAAAACCACCACTAATAAGTGTTTAATCAACCCTTGCAGTCCTTTAGTAGAGTTAGCCACATTACCAATAAAAGATTTAGAGTACCCCGTAACAAAATCCATTACTACCATCCAACCGAATATTAAAACATATGGGTTTTGATGAATGGTTAACATTTCTAACATTAATTTTTCAATAAAATTTTCTGTGATCATCTATTCTCTCCTTTCAATAAAAAGAGCAGGCGATTAAGCCTACTCCTCTACTGGTACCAAGTTACCGTCAACCATCTTATAACCCATAACCAATAACTGCTCGTCAACTTGGTCTTTTAATAATTTAGGTACACGATTGTAGGTATATCTACCTTCAACGATATTTAAAGCCATTAACATTGCCATCAACTTACTCACCTCCCTCAATCTCTGTATTAGTTTCTTCATTAGCATCACCTTCAAGTGTCGTTAACCTCATCTCATGGTCGAATAGCATTTCTGTTGCTTCAATCACGCTCCCTTGGGTGATTTCTGCTTCTTTCTTAATGTTATTAACCGTCGACTCACCATCAGCCACCATTGCTTTGTATTTTTCAACCAACGATAGCATTTCGTTTTTGACCTTTTCCACAGTATCAACTGCTTCCGAAATAAACTTACCTTCATATCTCTCACGATAAAACTGGTTCATTACTCGGTCAATCAGTTCTGCTTCGGGCAACTCCGATAAGTCCACATCAAATCGCACGGAGATGATATTCAAATCTGGTTCATTATCTTGGACGCTCACTCGGTATTGGTGACCGTCCCAAAATCTACTCGTTGCTTTCAGCATGATGTTCCTCCAATTCTTTTATACGTGCTTTCAATTCTTCGTTTTCTTGTTGTAGTTCTTGTGCCACTACTAAAGCATTGTTCTTATTAATCGTTTCCTGTGCTAGCTTTAATGCCAGTTCTTCAATGGTGATTTCTAAGTGTTTCATTCTGTTCCTCCAGTTCTTTTACTTTACGTTCTAACTCTTGTATCGCTTTTGCACTCGTATAAATTAATCTCAACACATCAACTGCTTCTGTTTCTTCGCCAATTACTCTAAACTTACCACTATCCTGTGCAATCAATCCAACGTCTTGATGACTTCCGTCCGCTTTCTTGTCAAATTGCACGAACTCTAGGTTTCGGATTTCGTCCAATGCCTTGACTTTGGAAGCTTCGATATTTTCTTTAACTCGTCTATCGGATTCATTTCTTAATCTACCAGGCGATTTAATCCATAAGTCACCTCGCTGAATCGTCATACCGTTGTAAATTTGCACACCCTCGTAAAAATACGATTGTGGCTGTCCTTTACTATCGATATCAAACTTGACGTAATGTCGCCATTCTGTACCTGAGCTAGGTGCTGGTTTAACTGTCTTAGTGACCATAACCACAGACCCTGCTCTCAGATTAGGTGTTGAAGTCCAACCGTTTAAGTTTTGCAAGTATTTTGAGAACTCTAGCCATCGCTGATGATTGACGTTACTTGAATTGTAGCTAGGGTGTATGCCTAATCTGATGATGCTATCAACGATTGATGACCAACCACCGCTTACGTTTGCTGATGTAACAGTATAGCTTTTACCGTCGACCACTTGTGATGTCACTTGCATATTTCTAGCGATTTGGAAACCACTAGACCCTTGGGGCATATATACACCCATTTTCTTACTACCGTCAGCGTCCGATAAAGCCACACCAAAATAACCTTGATTTTGAGTAGGATTGTAAACTTGTAATCGACCGTTCCCGAGAACGATATAATTACCGTCTGATGAACGAGAACGTAATTCTGCATTGTTGTTTAACGAGATAAATTCTCCGTCCGTGTTCGTTACATTAATACCAGTTCCGTCAACGGTAGTTCGTGAGTTCAATCCGTTAAATCCAGCTGTTATTAATTCCGCATGATTAGCTGTGATATATCGTGCATCAAAATTAACAATCTTCCCATTACTTGCATCTATCTGCCCAATTTGAGCAGTACCGATTTGAGCGTCACCAATCATACCTGATTTAATCCATGCGCGCTTGGTTGCTAGGTTTTGTGTGGCTAGGTCGTTGGTGAATAACTTTTTGAATAGCGCGTTATCTGCCAAAATGTGGTCTGATTTAACGACATTTGAGGTTAAGCCTTTCGTGACGATATCGCTTGAGTTCAATCGTGCTGTGTCGATAGTACCTGATGTTATTTTCTTAGCGGATAGATTGCCGATATTACCTTCGGGCACGATAAAGCTTGAAGTCATGTTCACTAGACCGTCAAGTGTGATTAAACTACCTTTCAAACGTATTCCGTCTGTGGTAGCGTTGATTGCGGTCTTAATATCGTTTCCAGATTTTAAGGTTAATGCCCATGAATTTGCTAATTGAGTGACTTGCGATTTAGTGTTTGATACATCAGCATTCTTCGACACTTCCTTTTGAAACAGACTATTCGTCATGGTGATTTTAGCGATATTCGATTTGATTTTCGCTTCAGTCGTACCAATTGTCCGTTCATACAGACTAGTCGTTTCTTTGACGGTTTGGAATTCTGTTTTTGTTACGTTGTCTTCTGGAGCTTGACTCCAATCTGTAGGTTTATTACCCCTTTCAATCTTTAATGATTTAGGTAAGAAATAAAAAGGATATTCTACTTCCATCCAGAAGTGATTGGTTTCTACATAATCATCTATCTGTATTGTTGGAGCTTGTACGTAGAATATGTTATATGTTGGGACTCCAGCCTTACCTACGACCTTTGTTTCACTCCAAGCACCCCACGGTACTTTAAATCTCACTTTAGAGGTGGTTGAATTCCACGATTGACCTATAAAACTTACAGCGAAAATATCGCCTTGTTTAATGGTGTCATTGATTGCGAATTTAATTAAGACAGTTCCGTTCACATCTCCGACTTTTAACCATTTTGAACCAGACAGTGCATACTCGCTTTCTGGATTATTGGTAATTAGAGGAGGTAAAGGTTCAAATGTTTCAGTATTACTAAGTAGGTTTCTAGTACCAATTTGTAAGTTATCAACTTTCCCTTCAACCACCTTTGTTAAATTAGTCGTTATTTCCCCCGCTTTTTCGGTAATTTTAGTATCGACATAAGTGGTTGGTGCATAGTTGGATAGGCTTCTTTGGATTTGAGTAGCAGTCTGTTCAACCTTGCTGATACGACCGCCATCTCCGTCAAGGGCAGTTAATCTACGTGTATGTTCAGTAGTAGTAGAGGTTACTTCGTTTTTATACGATTTAAATTCACTTTGTTTTAAAGTGTCCTCTAATGCCAACTTCCAATCAGAAACAATTAACCCCTTTTCTATTTGTGGGTGCCAATAAGTAAAATTGACAGTTGAACCAACAGTTGTAGAAATTGTGAACTGATTAAAAGACTTACTTCCAGTTTCTGGGACATAATCACTTAATACTACCCTTTTTAATTCACCACTTTTAACTACATCTCCACCAACGTTACCGTTTGAATTGACGGTAATATCGTTTGCTCCATCATTTTTAAAATAAATAGAATATGTGTAAGGCTCTCCTTCTTTCACATAAGCGTCTGGGTCTGTTGCACTAGGTCTACCTGTAGAAAGTGTTGCAAACACTGTGTGGCTTCCAGTAGTTCCAGTAACTTTAATAGCGTCTGACGCATGCCATTCTGGAACTTCAATTCCATGAGTGTGTGTTAAGTTCGAACCTTGATATGGATAAAATTCTCTAGTTTCACTACCAATTATTAAGTTTCTACCACCAACTCCACCATCAATCTTCCCCTCAACCCTTGTTAAGGTTTGACTATACCCATCAACTGTTTCCTCGTACGACTTAACCTTAGCAGTCAAGGTTTCATTGGTACGACTATAATTAGCAACTTCCGACTTGTAGCCATCAACCGTTTCCTCATAGGACTTCACTTGTGTACTTAACGTTCCAGCTGTGTCCAATGCTTCTTGGGCTTTAATCACACTGTCACTTGCTTGTGTTTTAACTTCACCTAGTTCGGTTTTGACAGTTCCTAAGTTCGCAATCGCATTCTCACTAACTTCTTTCGCTGTCTTAGCCAAGTCCTCACTTGCCCCAGCTTTCTGTAACGCCGATTGTGCATTCTGCTCTGCTGTTTTGATAGATTGTTCCAGTTTTTCATTGGCTTTGTTAACTACTTCAAACTTGCCTTCAATAACTTGTTGTCGTTCTTCATCTAACCGTTCTGCTTCTGCCTTTGCACTTTCCAAAGCTTCGGTGATTGCTTGTTCGGTTTCGGTGCGTTCGGTGTCGAACCGATCTAAAACGGTGTCGATTTCTTTTTTGATTTTGACTTGTGACACCATTTTCTTCATGATAGTTCGAACTAAATTCCCTGCATCATCATAGATTCTACAGATAAAGTTGGACTCTTCTCCTTCAATATCCTTATCAGATACATTTAACGTCATACCGTTTTCGGTCTTTGATAATATCTCATTATAGTGTTTATCGGATTCTGCATTGTTAGATTGTCTTTCCCATCTAAAATCCGAATAGTGTTCAGTGACGTTTTCGCCTTCTACTTCAACATCAGCAATTAAGGTGGTTTCGGAATCTTCAGTGGCTAACACAAGGCCACCCATTGAATTTAAATCTGATTCAAGTATTCTCTCCTTGTAATCAGTATCTAACTTGTCCCGATTCTTTCTCAGTTCTTCCTGAATAAGCAAAGTTGTCGGTTTCTCAAAAGGTTTCACTTCGACTACATTCGTAATCACGACTTCGTTAAATTCAGGATTAGTTTGAGATGTCGTGATCTCACTAACTCTGGCAGTGATATATCGTGGTGGATTAGATGCCGTATCAACGATAGTTCCTTCTGCACCGATTTCAATTCCTTTCGGTAATTCCGATAGGACTACGCGATAAGTTGCTTCAGGTTCACCACGATTCATCATATCCCGACAAGCTGCCATGAATAGGTCTAGTCCCTTTAATTCACTACTTTCAAAACGACCTTCAAGCCAATCGGCTTCAGTTGCTCCCGTTTGGGGGTTATACGCATTATTAGCTGATACATTATAGATATAATTGGATTTTCCGTCGGTGGACAGTCCTTTAAATTCTGTTTGGATCACTTGCTTAACTTTGTTTTCGTCTGTGTATTCAAGTTTTCCATCTTCCGATAATTTAAAACCTTTAATACCTTCAAATTGCATGGTGGTAGTTTCAGCTACTGATGAATCAAAATCTCCGGTGGACATTTCATAGACACCTTGCACAATTGCTTTGGCATGATTAAAATACCCCATGTAAGTCATGTGGATATCATCAGAACCGTAATACTCTTTTCTAAGTCCACCCACCATGTCATACCAACCTAAAACGAACGCATTCTTATGACGAGTTGCTGCTTTACGCATTTCTTCGTTAGCAGACAAGTTATGTCTAACAGCTGATGCTGTTTCAACCCATAATACTTTACGTTCCGTTCCGCAAATTGACATAAAGGTATCAATTTCACCGGCTGTAAGTCCTCTGTTAGTCCCCAATATTACGACTACGTTATCTTTTAATTTACCTGCATTCTTCATGTTTTGAAGAGATACAGTTCCGTTTAAACTTGAATCAGAATGAGTGATTTGACGACTACCTTTAACGTCGTAATTTGAATTTGGAATCAGTTTAACTAAATGCGGTTCAGTTCCGACACCCAATGAATCACCTATAACTGAAACACCTGTTTGCTTACTAAAAGCACGACCAGCTTCTGATAGGTCACCACCTACAATTTTAGATTTAGGTTGTAGATCAGAGACAATTTCAACGTCTTCTGATGCAGTAGGCACTGACCCGTTTTGAGCTTCTGTATCCCACTCGTACAATTTATACTTTTCAATAATATTGATTAGTTTAGATGCATAATCCGGATCAGTGGCGTAACCTGCTGCTTTGACTGCATAACAAGCTTTTTTATAATCCGTTTCACCAATGACCGCTTTATAATTTGACTTGCGCCATTCGGTTGATGTAAAGAATTTAGCGTGATCTGCTACAGAATCGTTAATGTCATCATATGCTCTAAAATCTGCATTGACCGTGGTCCATGACCCGTTTAGATATTCTTTAGTAGGCATCTTAACGACTCGTCCCGTCCAATCAGCTGATGCCTTGATACCAAATTGATTGTTATGTGGTGCTCTTGCTAAAGAGCTTGTACCCCAACCTGATTCAAGTGCTGCTTGCGCACCAGTCAAAGAAGCGGGTATGCGTTCTTCAATCCAACCACGGATAGCACCTGCTTTGATGGAATCTAAATATAGACTTCCTGTTGTCATTCTCTACCTCCTTTCTATCGAATCACACGCACAGCGCCGACTATCTTCATTGAATTGGCTTTTTGAGTTAAACCTACCGGATCACCTGCATGAATCACAGAGTTAGGCGCATCTAAAGTTGGTCCTAAGTACAGTCCTACATGATTCCAATCACCAGGGTATGTATAGCCAGTGTCGTACATAATTAAATCGCCACGTTTCAATTCGCTCGTTTTAATTACTTTAAACGGTGCATACTGTTGTTTCATTGTGTAGGTTGTGGCTCTGTGATTAATTTTCACCCCTGCCGCTTCAATACACGCTTGCATGTAGCCTGAACAGTCCCATGATGGATTACCATTTCCACCCCATTGATACCGTCTACCTAACTTCTTAATTTCAAATGCTTTAGCAATCATGGCTTCAGCAAAAGTGTCTTTAGTCGGTTCTATTGGTTTAGGTTTGGCTTTTAATTCTTTCAAATTAGCCACCTTACTTGGGTCAAATTTAATTTGAGCGCCACGAACTAATGTTTTTGTGGCCATGTTGTAAATATCGACTGTTCGTTCTAAATTTTCTACCACATCATCAGTTGAAATTCTAAAGGCTTCTTTTGATTCGTTACGTTTTTTTAAAAAGTTAACATAAAGCTTAGGAGCTGTTCCTGGAGTAAATTCAACCCCAAAATCGAGTTCCACATTGAAAGCTGTCGCAATCTCTCTTAGACGTTCTAACCGTCTTTGAGTAGACCTAAATTCCAACTTCATTTCAGTATCTGATTCATTAATATTAATTTCCCATTTAGTCCCCTCAAGTGCTTGTTTAGCATAAAACGATAAGCGTTCTGGTGAGTGATTAATGTTGATTGCATCCACAAAACCATTCAACATGGTGATAGTGGTGTCTTCGCAGTAAACAGTTTTGTTAAAAGTATCTTCTGTGATGCTAGTAATGGTCATCAAAAGTTCTTTTCCGTTCCTTTTTTTAAAATAAATCATGTTCCCGACTTCCAAATGATGGTGTCGTGGAATGACCTTGTCTGTTTTAAATTCAAAAGTATAAAGACCACTCGCTAGAGTAGTCTTTAACCTGTCTTCGTAAAAGTTGATACCACCTTCAGAATCATTTGAGATGATATCCACCGCGTTAAAATTTCTGTCAATGATTCTAATCATTAAGATAGCCACCTACTTTCATGTGTCACTGTTACTTCAGGCAATGTCGCCCATTCTGAATAATCGATTGCTAATTGAGTTGGACCACCGTCAATTGAGAAGAACCGACTATCGACATCTAACAATCCTGATGCGTTCGCTCCATTTAATAAGACTTCGTTCGTTTCGGTATTGATATAGAGATGGTCACCTGTCGTGAATACATTCTTAATATCAAGTTCCGATACATCATGTGTCCGTTTGACCAAAATATTATCAACTACAAATTGGCTATAAGGTTTGCTCGTGTGCCATTTAGCCTGCCAGATAAAGACTTTAGTTGCCTTTAATTGTGCTAATTGATTGTCAATAGTGGAATATTTAACACTTGATGGAACTCGTGAAATGGATGTATTACGTGATTCTTTAATGTCACGTTCATAAATCCAATAAATTGGCCAACCGCCATGATCTAAGCGATAAGCTTTAGAACCTTCTTTACCAGTTCTAACGCCACCAATCACATACGTTAAATCATGATAGCCTTTTTTAATCGGATGACCTGTTTCAGCATGTGTACATGACTTAGAAATATGTACTTTCATACCAACTCTTAACGTTTGGCCAGTTGTTACTACTGTTTTATCAGAGTAAACTTCCCAACTTAAACTATTGCCTTTCTTGACCATACGAATACGACCGTCTAAAGCTGATAATTTGCCAGTATGGATGATTTTAGAAGATTTTGCTCCACTATTAGTTGGTACTTTAAATGTGACGGTCAATTCATTTTTTCCAGAATTGATGTCATAGATAGAAGTTGACATGATAGGTACGTTATTAGCGTCCATAACGACCATTAGTAGTGCGCATGTATTGTTTAAATCGCCAGCATTCGACATGGCCACTTTACTGCTTAAATCAAAGTTATCTGCTTCAATTCCGATTGCCCCTGCTTGAAATTCTTTAGTAACGGCATGGCCATTCCAGTAATAGGTTTTAGATCCAGGTGCATTAAGTACCATACCGACTGAATCAGCTTTACCAGTTCCAGCACTACTCATTTTGATGTAGTCAGGAATCCAAGTTTCAGCATTCGTGATTTTCGTCCAGTTTGATAATGACGAAGTCGTAAATTCATCTTGTAGTGCCACTTCAGTTGACGGTAGTTGAATCGTATCTTCTTGCTTTGGATTGCCCAAAGCTAAGAAGCCATTAGGACCGACCAAACTAACATATCCACAATCTGATTTAAACTTAACGTCAAAGATTGGCTTAGTCGGTGCGGTGCCTGTATTTTCCACAATGCCATACTGACCATCAAATTGTGTTTTGGTGTAGCCTTTCATATCCCGCCAGTAGTAGTTAGGACTTATCATCCGTAACTTAGCTTTCCCGGCAACATATGAACTGCTTAGCTTCACTTCTCCGTCCATGATGGTCATGATGTATCTATCAGGACGATTGCTAAACCATAGTTCTTTTGG